CCCCACATAACGGTACCTTGACCAGGAAAACTTACAACTGGATTAATACCATTTTTGTAAAGCATATCTCTCATTCCCATATCAGGATTAAAAGCAAGTTTAGTAACATTCTTAACTTGACCTCTTTCAATACCGGCAGATGCCCACCATGACGCACGACTTGTAGATGTTTGAGCACGTAAACCAGCGATATCACCAGCTATATTGATCCATCTATATTTGTCATTGTATCTGTCATACTGATACTTGTAATTTCCACAAGCAACAACAAACATACTATTAAAGTTAGCAGCGCCTGACATTCTCCAATCGATAAGCTTAGAAGTTGCTTCGGCAGCTTTCTTACCAACCGCATCCACATAATTAGCACCGATAAATCCAATACAGTCTTCTCTAGTTTCAACAAGATTTTTAGCACTAACTCCTGCATCTAGTTCATTGGCGATAACAATATCAATATCTAATTCTTCTTTATTACTGAATAAATCCATTGCATCAGCAATATCATCAACACCAATAGCAGAATCTTGAGCATGCAAAAGTTCTATAGTATTGTCTAATTCTACACCATCAACTTTATACGCATAATCGGCAATAGGATTATTATTCATTGCATTATCTTTAGCAAAAATATAAGAAGATTGTGTGTTAATTACATTTTCAACATATAGTGATTTTTGATTGTGATCTTTAGCAGTTTCGTCGAATGATACAGTGAAAGTTTCAACAACATCATCATTTAATTTAACAACAATACCGAACTCTCCGTCAATAGGAGCATATTCAAATAAATCATCTAGACCTATTCCTTCAAATGCATAAGTAGCACCATCAGTTCCAAAAGCACTTGATTTAGCAATACAAATTTCAAGACCTTCCGACCACTGCCCGACATTTCTGGCAATAAATTTTAGTTTAGAAGTTGCTCCAGCAAAAGCTATACTGTCATAAGAATTTTCAAAATCAGAATAATTACCAATAGCATTGAGGTATTTAACATAATCTGTATCAGGAACTTCAATACCAGTGCTATCAGTAGCTTCAAATACGCCATTCATTGCGAATGTGAAAGAACTAACGGAAACTACACTTTCTACTAGTATAGTGCCTTCATATTCTCTATCTATAGTAATACCGCTAATATCGTCTACAATTCCCTTTTCAATGACTTGATAATACTCTGTATCTTCTCCAAATTTAACATAAGACCCAATTTCGATATCACTAATATCATTGAGAACCATTATTTTCGGTGCATAATCATAAGCGGTAACACCATCTAATAACTTAACTGTACCATTCATATCAGCTGCACGAGATAAAAGTAATTTATTACCATACTGTAAAAAGTTGTATGCTTGATAAAAGTCATTATAATTTTTATTAGTGGGCTTACCGTAGAAAGTAATAAGATCTGCAACACTTGTGATTAATGTAAATGATCCAACTGGACCTTTAACAAAGTCTCCTGCGAATATTCCAACCGAGTTAGAAACTGTTGGTACGATAGTAGATGCATCTATTTCAGTTACAAATACTCCTGGGGATAACATTTCAGCCATTTAAGACTCCTTTTTTGTGAATTTAGCTTACATCCCGATATACTTAGATACTTGGTATCATAAAGATTCAGGAAAACTGTCGTAATTTATTCGAGGCAATTCAACCTCAAATCCAGACGGACGAACCTTTAACTGGCAATACTTAGTCATTTGATTCGCTAAAGTTTTAGATTAAGGTCTTTGCGGACCATGTTACAACGAGGGATTAAAATCCTTCTTCCCCTTTATTATAAAAGTTAGCATACAGATCGTTTTCTTCTTCTTTTTGAATCGCTTTGAAGTTATCTGTAATTTCTTCTTCAGACATTTTAAATATATCTCTAAGAATTTTCTCAATAGGAAATAGTTTTCCTTGGTAATCTTGAGCATTAGAATATATATCTAATTTAGCAACAAAGTTTTCTAAGTTCATTTTCTCGATGAATTTATTTTCATTAGTGAAGTTAATATTGATTAGGTTTTCTTTTTCGTCCCACTCAGATTCTTTCATAACACCAGTAGAGATCACTTCTCGCTTGAGAATTTGTTTCATTAAAGAACTATACACTTGCCTAAGTCTTGAAATGAACATAAAGAATTTCATGTCATCTTTAGAAACACGAGTACTTTCATAATCAAAATCTGAATCTCCATCAGGATTATTATTTACA